AAGTGAGGTATGTATGTCAAGTAAATACACTGTGCACTATTTATTTTACAGTTGACAAAGAGGGGGAGGTGTGCATGGGATTATGCCAATAACCGTATAGTATTACGCCAGTAAACGGATGGTATTTCAGGGGGTATAGTATGGGTATGTTGCGTAGTTACTAGTCGTGTGGTATATTCCATCTATAGGTCTGGCAATAACCGTGTGATAACAGTTAATAACTAAGAGGTATGCGATGTATAAGTATGCAGTAATAGACAGATTGAACGGCCAAGTTAACTTAGAGACTAACGACTTACATGAGGCATATGCACGCCTTCAAGAGTTAGACTTAGTAATAGAACCTGGCAGGTTTGCTATCGTAGATCTGACTAAGATGTCTATCGATGAGGTATTGCTCAGTCAAATTTAGTGATGCCAGACGAACAACCACCCGTTCCATACCATATGCGGCCCTTAGAGTCGACTTCAACCTTACCCTTTAGGTTAGGGGTAGGGAAATGGCGATCGAGGCGTGTATCGCAAATGGTGCAGTTCTGTGAGGTGCTATCAGAAGCCTTGACTAGGCGTTGTTCATCAGTATTGCATTTTGGACATGTGTAGTTGTAAAATGGCATGATATGTGTACTTACCTATTGACAGTCTTACAGAAATATGATACCCTAAACCCATAGGTTGCCCGGTTGGGCTTCTTAGTTAACTATATAGTTAGTCCCCTTGAAGTGGGGGCCCTGAGTGGCTCTCAGTGGCATTTAGTGGGTGGTTTCTTAGGGGCCATAAAGGGGTCATCTAGGTCACTACTACTGTCTAATGAGCTGATCAGTGCTTTAAGCTCTTCAGTTCTTTTCTTAGACTTAATATTAGACACTATTGTACTGATGACGTACAAAACCCCGAAAGCTGAGATATACCCTACGAATACACCGCTTGAAATTGTAATGAAATCAATCATTTCTTTCGATTCCTCATATATGTTATATTAAAAGAGAAAGATACTTTATTTATCCACCTGCTTAATCTTTTCAACAGTACGTAAACCACCTAAACCTAATAACCCACCTAATACATATAATAACGCGTCCATATCAAATCTAGGTATTTGTGATACATCTACACCTGATACGCTAGCTATAGATATGAGTAATGGCACGATTAGGAAGTGGTAAGCGAATGCTACCCCACATACCCATCCAATAAAAGGCCTCCAACGACTCACAAATGGGTCTTGGCTCTCAGCCTCATTCTTATTGACCTCTAATTGACCTACAAGCAAGTCTAGCTCACCCTTAGCAGCCAATAGCGCCAATTCTTGTTTAGCCTTTTCAGATGCCGTCTTATCTGGCAGCAGCCTATCTAATAGATTACCTATAATTGGTAGGAATGCAGTTACACTCATCTACTCTCTCCAATATGATCCCATTGTGACTAATACTATACACCTAAGCTATAGGACTGTCAAGCCTAACTTCGTTAGGGACCAGAGCCAATGTATAACTGTTTGATATTATTAGTAAACTATAATGCTTGATCTGAATTACCGCTATGCTATTCTATAACCATAGGAAGAGAACATTAAGAGGTAAATTGTATGAAGATCCACAACGTATTACGCAAGTTAATTTTTAAAGGTAACAACTTAAAGAGAGATGATTTACAAGGAACTAAGTTCACCGAAAAAGTACCTGACTTACGAGGAGCTAACTTGGCAGTAGCTGATTTTACAGGGATAGAGGCTAATTTACAAAAAGGAGTCGATTTACGAGGAGCTGATTTAAAAGGTGCTAATTTATACGAAGAGGAAGATTAAAGTGTATGCCTTTAGATGTAACATATACAACAGAAGAGCGAATGAAGATTCTAACTATAATGTTCGATAAATATGTGAAGAAATATGGTTTAGGTAAGCATAAATTAAAATTCAAGGATTTTAATGGGACATTAGGGATGTATGATTATAATAAACTAATAGTGTATATATCTAATGAGGTAGTTGAAGATTATGCTTTCATAGAGGCTGTAGAGACATTGAAACACGAGATATGTCACGCCTTAGCGTGTAGAGATGACAGGTATATAAGTGGGCACGGGAAAACCTTTAGAAAGTACTGTAGGGAATTTAAGATTTGGGAAAGACCATACAGTAAGCACTGTATATTTAGAATAAGAATGAGTGGCTATAGAAAACATATGTTAAAATATAACGGCTTCGAAGGCTGTAATTTCAGGATATATTATTAGTTGTATTTTGTAGCTAAATCAGTTATATTAAAGATATAGCGGCCCCTGCTTATCGGGTCCCTTACTCTGTAAGGCAATGATAAGTAGGCAAGTGAGAGGTAATCAGTGTATGAGTAAGCAAGAAATGCAAAAAAAGAAACACCAGATACGTGGATATGATCGTTCAATAGAAGACCAAAAGAAAATAGATAGGGATTTAGCTGAAGATAAGGCTATGTTGGCTCTATTAATAGTAGTTTTCATAGCTTCAATACCGATGGCTCTAAGTCTTATAGGTATCCTGCCGTAAGGTAGGACATGGAGGTAATATAACATGAGAGCACCTAACTATAAACAAAAACTCGAGCAAATTCAAAGAACTCTGGCTTCAGTGGACAAAGAATATTGTCTAGCTAAGGACGAAGGAGACGACTATATAGCAGTAAACTTAACACCTCAAGAGAGACGTGCAGTTGAGTTGGCTGGCTATAGAGTAGTAGTTGGTGTACATTGCGATTTTATTTATACTTAAGGTACTGTAACTATGATCCACATCAGTTGTTTATATTATTGTACAGAATGTAAGTACACTACTGAGATTCCTATAACGGTGCAATGTATAGAGTACGATGGGGTACTGACATACTGTGAACATTGTGAAAAATACCAAACTATCAAGAACTTAGGAGAGGATCTCAATAATAAGCAGGAAGCTCTAGAAAGAAATGCTATACTATATAAAGAAGTTATGGTACATTTAAACAATACAGATAAGTTTCTTAAGAAGTTTTAAAAAGAGATAAAGGTAAGTGAGGTATGTATGTCAAGTAAATACACTAAATATGATCAATATGTAGTTACAGCGTTTGGTTTGTTCGGAGATTTGAGAGTATCTAAGGATGTATATGCTTCACTATTTGAAAAGAAATTACACCCAAATAATGACAACGCATTTAAATCAGCTAAAGATAAATCTGTTGCTGCTATCACAAACAAATGCCCCAAGGCTACTAAAGAGCAAGTAGATAGTATGGCAGGTGTGGTATTACACTTAGCGTCACAATGCAAGTATGCACACTAATATTAAAAATGGTGAGGAGATTACACTATGTCTAAAAACGTTTCTTATATAACAGCTAGCACAGCTGCTTACCTAGCTGATGATTATATTCTGACTATTAACGATAGGTTACCGTATTTTTATGGGTTAATTAGAGAGCATGCTGAAAACGGTGTGTATAGTTGCGTATATGATATAACAAACCCAGCAGACTTTGGAGATATGCCTCCAGATGTTGAACAGCAATTAAAGGATTATGGTTTTGAAATTACACGTTTCGAGAATCAAGGTTTTATATTAATTTCACGGGAACATGAATCAGGATTACAAAGAGGTGAATAATATGTTAAGTTACAATAAATTCTTAGAAGCAGTAGATAAGTACAAACAAGTCGATATCGAGGGCTTAATTAAAAACAGAGTACTTACAGTAGTAGACTACTCGATACCTAGTTACCATCGCAGGATGTTCCTATTCGATATGAGTAAATTCAACGGTCTACATATGCCCACACCGCCTGAAGGAATAGATATCATGGGTTACTTAGTAGCTCACGGTAAGAACTCAGGAGGTACAATACCTCACAGCTTTTCTAACAAAATAGGTAGCCTCCAGTCCTCATTAGGCGCTATACTTACACAGGGCACATATGTGGGGAAATATGGTAGGTCCTTAAAGCTTAGAGGCTTAGAGAAAGGGATTAACGATAATATAGGTGTACGTACTGTAGTAGTGCACGGTTCTAAATATGTGTCAGACGACTATGCTAAAGAGCACGGATCTATTGGTAGGTCTTGGGGCTGTCTAGCTGTAGACTTTAAACATAAAGATCTACTCATAGACACTATTAAAGGTGGCTCACTGATAGTTTCGTTAAGCTGAGGTTAATGTGGTAGTTAAACTGATAATAACTAGTTGGTTAATGCTTTGCGGGTTATTATTTATGTTAGGTCTACTGATACCTTTCAGTATATTCTTACCGATGTTTATGGGTTAAGTTGGGAGTAGATCTGTGAGTAAAAAGACTTACACGATTAAATGGTTGAGTGATATACACCTAAACTTCTATAGAGAGAAAGAAGAACGCATAGATCTATATAAAAGCATAAACAGAGGTAGCTTTGACTCAATAATAATAACTGGTGATATAGCAGAGTCTGAGACGTTACACGAAGTACTGTTAGAGCTAAGTGAGAATATCACCAAGGATGTATACTTCGTCTTAGGGAATCACGATTTCTATGGTGGAAGTGTAGACAGTTCAAGCACGATAGCTGAGGAGTTCTCATTATTTGTAGATGAGCGTATCTGTTATTTACCAGACCACAGTTATGTTGCTTTAAACAAGGAATTAGGTCTCTGTTTAGTGGGTGAGAACGGTTGGGCAGACGGTAGGAACGGCAGTGGGATAGATTCTTACGTCAGCTTAAACGACCAATACTACATAGAGGATCTAAATGAGGCTTACGGTAATGGTTATAGATCTGAACTGTTTCGTAAAATGCAACAGTTGGCGGATTGGGATGCTGATTCGTTAAATGATAAGCTGATGAGTCTACCTAAGTGGTGTACTAAATTAATAGTAGCTACACATATACCCCCTTTCACTGAAACTTCCCGATATCGTGGGAAACCGCCCAGCCCTGACTTTTTACCGTTCTATTCTAGCCAAATATTAGGAGACACGCTTAAAACCTTCGCAGAAAAACACCCACACATTCAAATACTTAGCATTTCAGGGCATACACACGGTGGTGGTAAAGCGCAAATATTGCCAAATCTAGTTGCTAAAACACACAATTCAGATTACTTTAATCTTAAAGCTAAACTTCTTAGATTTAAGAGCGACGAGGAGTAAGGTATGGATAGGTTTTACAGATTCATGATAGGTGTAGCCTTCACTTTTTTACTGTTCAGTATATTTGTACGTGCAGCATATTCTGGGGAAAGTATCTTTGAGGATCAAAGAGATGAATATACAATAACAGGTCAATTAGAACCTAAAGACGCTATAGCTATCCAGCAATTAAAAGAGAGGGGCACCATTAAAATAAGCAGTATAGGAGGAGATGCTGGCTTAGCCGACCTGATATTAAAGGAAGTGATTGACAAGAAGCTTAACACAGTATGCTTAGATCTCTGTGCAAGTGCTGGGGCGGTAATATTTCTAGCGGGGGCCTCACATTTTGGTCAACAAGTTGGAGCCGATCTGATATTTCACGCACCAGGCATAGACTTACCAGATGGCAGTAGAATGTTAGCTCCCAAAGCCTATATAGACCACTGGAAAGAAACTTACGTATATCTAGGGGTAGATAAGTTAATGAGTGAAACACAGTGGGACGCGATGTGGTCAAGAGCTGAAGTTGTCATAGAGATTCCAATTAAATAGTTAAGGAGCGAAAAGAAAATGACTGGTATAGTAGTAGATATTTACAAAAACGAGATATTCGTATTCGCAGATGGTAGGGTAACTAATGACGACTACGTGTTCACAGATAAAGACGATAAGATCCATAAGCTCGGAGAAAGGGACATCATTACCATGACTGGCGGTTGTGAGATTATAGACCAAGCTATAGAGCTAATTAGGGACGGGAATCTAAGTATAGAGTCTGTTAAAGAGATTACAGGGAGTGGTATTATCATCTATGTTACAGACGAGCTTATACACGAATGGACAATAGACAACGTTAAAGATACTAAAGACTCCCCTAGCAATAATGGGACAGCTACCTATAAACATAAGGTTCTACCCCTATTCTTCGGCTCAGGAACTGAAGCGTTAGCTGGCGCCTATGAGTTAGCTCAACCTAGAAAAGCTAAGAACTCTAAAGACTACCAGAAAACTATGGAGAGCATTTTCCTAGCTGCAAGTAAGAGAGTGTCTAGTATGGGCCCTCTGCACCAAACTGAAAGCTTTAAACTACCTAAAAGGAAAAAATAAGCCATGAAGATTTACGATCTAAGGGGCTATTTAATCTTCGAAGACGAAGAACTTCAAGACTTACAACACGCCGATTTACGAGGAGTTGATTTAGAGGGAGCTAATTTATATGGAGCTAATTTAGAAGGAGCTGACTTACGAGGAGCTAACTTAGATAAAGCTAACCTAAGATTGGCTAATTTAAGGTACGCTAATTTAGAAGGGGCTTATTTATACGGCACCGATCTAGAAGGAGCTAATTTAGAAGACCTCAAAGGTAAAAGGATTCTAACATTCTCAGTGCCAGGAAAGCAGTTTGCGTATTACTGTGATGATTATATTAAGATAGGTGGTACTAAAGCAAGTATAGCTCAATGGTTATGTAATTATAAAGCTATATGTAAACGTTGGGACCTCTCTAAAGAAGAGATAGAACTATATGGCGACTTCATTAAAATGTGTGCTAAGTTAAATAAAGAGGATAAAAAATAATGGGTAGTCAGCACGTGGCTTTAACTGAACAAGTAAAGCTGAGACTTAAAGAGCTTAGAGCTCAAGGTTTAAGCCTACATAAAATTGCAAAAGAGACAGGTGTAGCCTATAATATCGTTACCAGAGAGCTCATGACACCGAAAGGCGTAGGGTTCTTAACTGATCTTTCAACAGAACTAGGCGGCAACCTGTACAGATTAGCGAGGAGAGGGGCATACAATGAGTAATAATGGTGAAATACAACACAAACACATAATGATCAGAGCTGAGTGTAAGAGAGCCCCTCACGACACTCCAGAAGGGAAGATGGACCTTAACACATCGCTCTCTCAGCTGATCCAATCTATCGGTATGAAGATATGTCTACCAGCTAGATGTATATACATAGATGTAGAAGATAATGAAGGATATACCGGGAACATCGGTCTTTCGACATCGCACGCAGCATACCATTGGTGGGATACTCCAGATCCAGCCCTGTTAGTCAACAAAGGTGCTAGCTTAGTCCAATTCGATTTATATACATGTGGGTGTTTAGAGGCGGACGGAGTGTTGAAGTGCTTACAGTGGATAGATAGATGGGGTATATTGACAGTTGAAGTAGCTTATTTAGATAGGGCACACACTTTAGCTGATATAAGGACATATTATGAGTCTGGGGACGTCGTCGATTTACAGAGAGTAGTTAAATGCCTGAATCTTTCATAGATGAGCCGCTAAGTGAAGAGTCTTTAACTGAGGCACTTGAGGGGATACTTTTGTCTGCTAAGCTTGAAGACTTCACTGAAAGAGAGTTGGAAAGTATGCGTTTAGCAGATAAGAATTCTTTTAGGTATATGGTTTACGAAAAACTTTCAATAGGGGAGCGATAAAATGGTAATAGAAATGAAAGCTAAAGGAGAAGATCAGAATATTCAGCTTATTGTAGAAGTTGACGAGCATTGCCATAGAAACGATATACTCAAAGTATTTATAGCTTTCTTGGAAGCTATGACGTACCACACAACAGATATAAAAGAGGAATTATTGTGATGAGTATATATGTTACAGTTAAGGTACAGAAAAAAGAACAAGGAGGTGCACTCCAAGATTTAAAAACTTTGTACACTTTGTTAATCGACGGGACGACTCGAGAAGAGTATGACAAGAGGATTTCTGATTTGACGGCACATCTGAGGAAGTTCTTAGAGCAGTCAGGTAACGTAGATTTTGACACACAAAGCATTGAACACAGTAGTAAGCCTTTTGGTTTTGAGGAGATATAATTATGATAGATATTAATTGGGACTTAGTCCAAGCACTTTTCGTGATTGTAGCAATTATGGGTGTAATGTTCTTAGTGGGGAATTCTATCCGCAAAGATGATTAGTTCCCTCTAAGCTTATCTTTTAACTTATCTACACGGGCGTTAAGCCTGCTCAAATCTTTAAGGTTGTCCTTGCGCTGAGCCTCAAGGGCAATCTTAACAGCCGCCTTAAAAGTATCGAAAGCGTGCACATCTAACGCATTGACAGCCTCTTCAGCTTTAGCTCGAAGCCTATCTATCTCAACTAGGAGCTTATGCTCAACATTATCTATCTTACCTGACAGTATCTTATCTCCGGGTATGTGAGAGTTCTCGTGGAAGGACAAACTTAACTCTAACTGCTTAATATCATGTTTAAGTTCATTATACATCTGGGCATCTTTACTGTTAACTACATCAGACATAGTCTCAAGCTTTGAGTTAAGCTCAGCTATCTCTTTGTTTTTAATAGATAATTCTTCTTCTAAACTAGCGAGCTTTCTCTCTAGCTTAACAAATCGCTCAGTCATTGCATCTAGCTTCATTTGAAATTCACTCTAAATAATATTACCAACATTGTATTATGATATATCCAGGACCACCATTTCCACCACCCCCAGCTACAGAAGATGCACCGTTAGTGGCTCCGCCACCGCCGCCTCCACAGCCCCAAGCTCCGTCTCCACCTTTACCTCCAGTTGCAGCTGATGTGTTAGCAGTTCCACCGTTCCCACCATAACCAAATAGCTCTTGAGGGCTGTCTGAAACTAAATCTCCAAATAGAACTCCGTCTGTCCCAGCTGTACCTGCAGTACTAGATTGGGTAGTTGAAGGGAAAGCCCCACCACCGCCTGTCATAACCCCACCTGCAAATACGGTAGTTCCAGCGTTGACACCACCTCCGCCAGCACCACCATTTGTAGGTTTACAACCTAGAGTAGTGTTACTTCCAGCAGCACCAGATCCTCCGCTAGCTCCAGCTCCACCTGCAATGAAAAGACAAGGGACAGTGTTAAATACCCAACCGCTAGACGTATTAGCGACAGCTTCTGCTGCCCCGGCCGTAGTACCTGCTGTAGCTCCAGAACCTGCTGCTCCACCTGTTGCAGCGGTAGATCCTGAGCGAATTATTATCTCAGCTGATGCTGTAGCTGTAGGAGACACTAAAATCCTAGACATAGATCCGTTAGTTCCAGCAGTGCCTGCAGCGCCACCCTGTACTTGACCTGTACCACCACGACCACCGCACCCAGGTTGGACATATAAATAGCTAGGTAGTAGCATAGCAGGACATATTGCAGAACTTATAGCCCCAGAACCACCACCTCTACCTCCACCGCCAGCTGTAGCAGCAGCAGATGCACCACCGCCGCCACCTCCAGCACCGCCACCTACACATATCATCTGTATCATTTTAGCTGTGGGAGGTATTCTGAAGTGGTACTCTATGTTAGTGTTTGCAGAAGAGGATATCCCTCCTAGAAACAGGCCTCTCATATCAGATATAGAAGACGTTCTATCATACATCTGGTACATGATTAGTAGTCTCCACCTACAGCACAAACGTCCCAGTTAGTATTTGCAGCAACTGCCGTCACGCCCACATAGATTCTATATGAAGCAGGTAGTTGTATATTCAAAGACAATTCATACCCCATAGCGGGGGCTGTAGCGCCAGTATTAACAGCTGTAGCTGGGAGGAGGATTTCTTTGTATAAGACGTTGTTAGTACCTGTAGCTACAGTCGATCCGTTATTGATGTATATTCTACCTGCTGCAGCAGACGTAGTAGTAGAGCCTGAAGTAGATCTAGGTTGGAAAACTAGCCTGCTTAAAAAAGACCCGTCTGTAGCGTCAGCAGTAAAAACTAAAACTACGTCAGCATCTGTACCGTCAGTGCTGCTATCTGCCGCTGAAACCTTAGCCCAAGAAACCTTAGGAACGTTAGTGTATATAGGTGATGTATTAGCTGCCATTGTTTATGTACCTTAAAATATTATTATCATGCTGAAAATTGACCGATTACTATAGGGTACGCCAGTCCTATATCAAAACCACCTGCGGCTGGTGTAGTCCAAGACATGTTACCTGAGCCGTCAGTTGTAAGTACTTGGTTAGCGTCACCATCTGTATCAGGTAAAGTCAGGGTTATATTGCCCGCTAAAGACGCTGGGGCAGCTAACGTAATAGCACTGCCTCCATTATCCGTATCTTCAAAAAACCTTACTCTGGAAGACCCTAAAGCTGAGGACCCTAGATCTAAATTATAAGGGACCGCTATAGTAATATCGCCAGATACGCCGTCTCCGTTAGTGACAGTCAGTTGGTTAGATGTTACAGACCTTCCTGCAAAAGTGTCAGCAGCAGTTTGAACTAGGATACCGTTTGTATTATAGGCAGCTAGTGCAGTCAATGTAGCATCTAGAGGCTGACCTGACACTGTAGTTAGTACTGTCCCAGTCTCAGCTGGTAATGTAACAGTGTAATCTGCCCCTAAAGAGCTAGGTGCGGTTACAGTTACCTTATTAGTACCGTTATCTGTATCTTCACTGAAATATAAGGAGGCAGGCCCGGCAGCTGATGCAGCAGTCCACTCAGTCATCCCACTACCAGACGCTGTAATAGTAGTATCTGTTATAGTGAGGCCAGACCCCACTTCTAGCCAAGTTACAGCCCCTGCTGAATCGTCCCAAAACATTATTCTGTCAGCATTGGGGTCAGTCAGAGAAGCTCCAGTACCACCATCTGCTAATGAGACATCAGTCCCGTTCGAAACGTATATAGTCCCAGTTACACCCTGTAAAGTTTGAGTGTAGTTAGAGCTAATAAGTGTAGGGGCTATAATTGTAACGTAGTTAGTGCCACCTACTATCTCGTGGAAATCCATGGATCTGAAATTACCGATAGTAGCAGAAGGGCTATCGCCAACCAGCCCTTGCACAGTCACAGATCCGCCTACAGTTAAAGATGTGGATATTGAGGCATCGTCTACATATAAATTTTTAAATCTGAGTAAATTCGAACCTAAATTGTAAGTGTCGTCTGTGTCCGGTACTATACTAGCATTTACTGGATCAGACCAAGAGATCCCACCGCTACCGGCAGCCCAAGTCAAATTACCAGAACCATCAGTCTGCAGAAACTGATCAGCATCTCCATCATTGGCTGGAAGCGTTAAAGTATAGTTAGCTGCCAAAGAGCTAGGTGCTTGAATTGTAACAGTATTTGAGCCGTTGTCTGTATCTTCGTTAAACGTAATACTAGACGGCCCAGTAGCTGACGACCCTAAAATTAAATTGTATGGTATAGAAATGGTAGGGTTACCGCTAACACCGTCCCCATTGGTGACAGTAATCTGGTTAGCAGTACCTGTGATAGTGCGCCCAGTAAACGTGTCAGCAGCTGTCTGTGTAACTAAACCGTTAGTGTTATATGAAGCTAGTGCACCTAACGTAGCATCGTAAGCTTGTACGTCAGTACCTATCTTAACACCTAATGTAGTGCGAGCTGTTGCAGCATCGGCATCGTCTACCAGGGAAGCGCCAAATGAACTGACAGTAACTGAAGCTGCTGAGATATCTAATGTGCGGTCAGCGTCCCCAGTAGTGATAGTAATTGTGCGTTGAGCTGAAAGGTTAGACCCAGGTTTAACTATTAAGTTGTGCGAAGCATCAGTGTCCGCTATAGCAAGCCCAGTATTGTCCAGTGTAATAGAGTCTATGTCAGTATTAGCGCCTGACTTAGCAGCACTTAAAGTCGCCCTACCGGCAGCGGCATCGACGTCATCTACTAACGATCTACCGAAAGCGGTGAAGTCACCTAAAGCAGCAGTCCCTGACCCAGTGAAGTATGGGACCTTGTCAGCAGCCGAAGTCAGGCCTGCAAGGGCAGCCAGCTCAGCGTCGTAAGCTTGTACGTTAGTACCTATAACTAAGCCTAAGTTAGACCTAGCATTAGCAGCTGAGGATATGTCAGACAGGTCATTAGCCCCTGACATTAAAGTGCCAGATATACTAGGCAGTGTTACAGTGTAATTACTCGCTAAACTAGCAGCCGGCTGTAATAAAACGTAGTTTGAGCCGTTATCCGAATCCTCAAAAAACTTCAGGCTAGACTGAGCAACTGCACTAGAACCTAGCTCTAAGTTGTAAGGTATTGATAATGTTGGATTTCCTGATACACCATCACCATTAGTAACTGTAATCTGATTAGCTGTGCCAGTCAGTGTCCTCCCGGCAAACGTATCGGCTGCAGTTTGGACTAGGATACCGTTAGTGTTGTATAAGGCTAAGGCTGATAGGGTAGCGTCGTAGGCCTGTACGTCAGTACCTATCGTGAGGCCTAACGTAGTGCGCATAGCGCTCTCAGAAGTGTCGTCCAGTAGTCCTCTAGCCGTAGAGGTCAAAGTCGTCGTGGTGGCCGTCCCAGAGCCTGTGAAGTAGGGTAGAGCGTCAGCCGCCGAAGTAGTGGTAGCTAAAGCAGTAAGCTCGGCGTCTAGAGGTTGATAGCCAGCACCAGCCTCTACAGAATTGTTAACCCACTTACCTGTAGCCGTATCGTACATCACCACTTCACCGTCTTGAGGGTTGGTGATAACCACATCCCCTAAAGCATCGATGCTGTGCTGACCTAAACCATTCTTAGTAACATCAACCATTTACGTATTATTCTTCTAATCAGTTTACAATAAAATAGGTGAGGAGCGACCATGTTGCATGGCGTCTAGACGTACTATCGCCTAGAAGAACACTCCCCTTAGAGCCATAATAACATAAATAGCCAAGCAATGTCAAGCAGTTAGTATGTGTAGCTGCACAGTTATGTAATATTACCCGAAATTAAACACCTGCTAACTACCACTAACTATATAGTTAACTAAGAAGCCCAACCGGGCAACTGTAGGTTTAGTATAGCATAGAACTATTCAACTGTCAACATAAATATCTTGTTGACTAGTAACTTACTTGAATGTATATTCGAACCAAGGATAGCTGAAGGAGAGAATATGAGCACCCACACGATTAACGTGTACTGCAGGAACTGTTCTATATCTAGTAATAATCTAGACAGTGATACTGAGATCTGTAAAAGTTGTACATCAGCCTATGCATATTTCTGCAAGTTCAGAGAATACCAACAAGCTACAGGTAAGAGCTTGCTCGGACCGGAACCTCCAGGTAACCCTTTAGGCTTGAAATGGCCAAATAGTTTTAGACATCAAGATGAAATGAGAGTACAATACTTAAATACTAAGTTCGAATATAAGGGCCACATAAATTACTTCCCCAATAAAAATGAGGATGGTGAATAATTATGGCAATCCAATGGGTAGTGTATAACCACACGAAGGGCTACGAAGATATTAAAGTTTTCAAGAGTGAGCGAAGAGCTAAGAAGTATAGGAGCGACTGGTTAAAGTTAGAAAGTGAAGGACTGAACGAAGGTCAGGTAAGGCACTTGAAAGATAGTCAATTTAAGATTTACCGCTGTATCGTGTTGACTGATAGTCGTAAGGGCAAAAAAGATGAGTAGTATAAAATACCCACCAGAAATTTTCCAAGAGCTGGACAAGTACATTGTCGGGCAGAACGATTGTAAAGAAAGGCTATCAGTATTAGGGTATTTATTTTCATTGAAAGCTGCAATGATGACTCAAGGTAATACGCCTGTAGAGAATTTCCCAAGACTAAACTGTATGATCATAGGTCCTACAGGTAGTGGTAAGACTGAGATGTTGTACAGATTATCTAAGTGCTTAGACGTACCGTACAAGCGTGTAGATTGCACAACCTTAACACCACAAGGGTATAAAGGTATTAACTTGGACGAAGCTATAGATAGCTTTATTGGAGAGCTTAAATTCTTCAAGACACCAGGCATCCTAGTCCTAGATGAGTTCGATAAGCTTGGGATGGGAGGCAGTGGCTCATCTGTAGAAGAGTTCAGAGTTCAGACACAGACTAACCTGCTGGACTTACTAGACGGCAGATACTCTGCTGACCCCAAGGCTTCACAGATTGAGTTAGAGTACTTGAACGGCAGTCTAATAGTGTTAGCAGGAGCTATCAACCACTTGTTTGACCCTGAACGAGAAAAAGAAAAGTTCTCACCAGGCTTCCTGTCTCAACCTATAAAGAACGAGGTAGATATAGATAAGTGGAGAGACTTACTGGTAGAAGAAGGAATCATGCCTGAGATAGTAGGACGCACAGTATCTATATGTAAAACTAATAGGCTTAACACAGAAGAAATATTAAATCTAATATACAGTAAAAGAAACTCTATCATGGAGAGATACTACAACATGTTGCCATACATAGAGTTTACATACGAAGAGACAAGACAGATTGCAAATGAGATTAACGATAGTAAGTTTGGTATTAGAGACTTAGAAGGTAAGTTCTTTGCTTTAGTCCAAAGTAAAATCTTAAACTCTACCGACTTAACGTATGTTGCCCCTAAAGTAGAGGAGCTGGAGAACCCCTTACTTATAGAGAAACAAAATTCGTTTGTAGACGACGAAGATGAATGGGATGACTTAGATACAATAGAAGATTTAATTAACGAAGGTGGAGATATAGATGATAAATAAGTTAAAATATATACTATTGTTATTAGTACTAAGCTCACAAGTAGCGCTAGCTAAAGACTACGAGGTATGGTTAGGTGAAAAGGATAGACCTACAGAACTCAATAGTAAACAGGTAGAAGAAGCTGTAAGCACTTTAGTTAAAGCTGACGTATCTGATACAGTTATAATTAACATCAACTCCCTAGGGGGATATAACTACTTAGGCAATGCAGTAATAGATGCTATTAAACACAGCAATGCTGTAGTAGTTACCAGATGTGTAGGCCAGTGTTTAAGTAACGGAGCATTCATAACTATGGCAGGAGACGATATAAGGATTAAACATGGGGCGCTATTGATGTTCCATATCTCGCAAGTACCATGCGCTAAAGGCACATGCGCTATAGGGAGAGAATATGTTAAGAAGTACCCTAAGTTCAAAGAAGCATACGATTTAGATGTTAAGCTATTTAGAATGCTTGACTTGCATAAGATACTATTGCCAACTGAGTGGGAACAGCTTTTAAACGGTAGGAATGTATGGTTAACACAGCTACAAATGAGAGATAGAATGAATAGATATTTTAGTAGAGGTAATTAATATGTTAACACTGATGTATTTATGTATATTAGCTAGCCGCAGTTCAGACTTAACTGGGATAAAACTGGTAGGCTTAGGTGGAATTCTAGTACTGGATATCATATGTGTCATGCAAACTGTAGATTACTTCTACCGCTTGACATTAGGATAGCTCGATACTAGAATGCAAGTGGGTAATAACCTAACTTATAAACAAGAGGAAACATAGAAATGACAAGTACGACAACAATCCAAGAACTTAACCAAACAGGCATGGTCACACCTTATGGCAAGATCAGATTCTTTGCAGTTACTCCAGTAGATGAGAAAGGAGCTGATGGTAAGTCTACAGGTAAGAAAGTATTAAAACAGAAACTAGCTTTAGAGTTCGATGGTCAGGACCCTGAAGCAATTAAACTGCGAGACTGGATTGCAGCAACTAATGACTCACGAATTACAACAATTGTAAAAAACCCTGTCACTAAGAAACAAGAGATCCTACCTAACGACAACTATATCCTACAGTTCTATTGGGGATTAAAAGACGGCAAAGTAAATACTCAGATGGTCGACGAGAACAACGTAGAGTACGAAGCAATGCCTAGATTCCATACAGGAGACGGAGATACAGGGCTAGCGAGAGTAGCAGTCAAACTTGCTACAGCCAGCAAAGGAAGCAAATTCTTCCAAGCTGAGAAAAAAATCCAATTGAAGGACCTTAACATCAATCTAGACGGACCTAATAAGACGGCTAAGGCTGCTAAATATAGTAACAACGGCGGTAGCTCAATTAGCTTACTGGAAGCAGCTATTGAAGCTGAGCACCGAGGTCAGGCCTAAAGGGATATCAGCCAAGGACGGCACTAATTTAATTGAAGGTAAACAATATTAAAAGATAAGGAATAACCTAATATGCTGTTCGCTAAAGTGACCGCCATAGACTACGAGACTTTACCGATTAGCAACAAGTTCCCCTACCCTAAACCTATATGCCTTTCTTACAGCGGGTCACGAGGCGAAGGTATAGTGGTAGGGCTCTCTTCTATAGAGCAGTTCCTCAAGGAGTTGCTATCTGAAAAAGACCACCTCATAGTAGCACACAACGTTAAGTTCGAAACCATAGTTACAGAAGAATGGTTCCCTGAACTACGTAAACTACTATGGGATTCCCTCTACGCTAAAAGGTGGTTCTGCACAGTTCTATACCAGCAGCTAATCAATAACGTATCTAAAACTAAGATAGAGAAGAAAGACTTAGCTAACCTGGTTAACATCTATTTCAAGGAAGACATCAGTGAAACTAAAAGCAATAAGGTATTCTCTTGGAGGCTCAAGTACCACATCTTGGAAGATGTTCCAGTTGACATGTGGCCACAGCCTGCTATAGACTATTCGTTAAACGACTCTATATGGGCGCTGAAGCTCTATAAAAAGTATATGGAGATAGACTCTAAGCTTCTATACAGCGACCATGTCCTGTCGGAGTTTACGTTAAACTTAATGGGTAGTACTGGGATGTTGGTTGCCAAGGATAGAGTGGAGCTTTTAGAGAAAGAACTATTAGACTTTTTAAATCCTAATTACGAGAGGTTAATATCAAATGGCTACGCCAGCAGGCACAAGAAGACAGGGAAGATTAAGAAACAAACCGGAAAGCTACGGTCTTATATTAAAGAGAACATCCCCGAGGTCAAGATCTCACCTAAAGGTACCGTCGAAACAAAAGATGAGGCTATGGAGTTTTATCTTAGCCAAGCTCCAGAGGATGAGATTCTTAAGACGTTTAAGGACATAGGTGAATATGAGAAAGCTTACACAGCTTTTGTATCTAGGCTCCTTGAAGCTGATCCAATTATTCGTACCGATTATAACGCTATCGTTAGTTCTGGTAGGTCTTCTGCTAGGACTACTAAACTATATCCTAGTCTCAACATACAACAGATGCCAAGAGAACTTTCGGGAGTAACTTGGGATATCAGGAACTGCTTTGTAGCACCTGAAGGCTTTAAGATCTGCTCTATAGACTACTCAGCCTTGGAGTTAATGTCCACTGCCACACAGCTAAAGAAGGTAGTAGGCTACTCTAAGATGGCTGAGAAGTTAAACATGGGAGATAAACCTACAGACTTACACTCAGTGCTAGGTGCCAAGCTAATGTCTATGAAGTCAGGCAGAACAGTTACGTACGAAGAGTTTAAATCTAGGAAGAAGGAAAAGGAGTTCGAGAAGATTCGTAAAGTAGCTAAGGTAGTAGGTCTAGGTAAGCCAGGCGGGATTGGGCGAGATGTCATGAGGACTCAGATGGCATTAGAGGGAATATTCCCTAAGTACAAGGAGCTACACTATGCCGACAACCCTCACGAGATAGACCAGCTAGTCATAGCATATAGAGCTAAGTACCCTAATATCAGGAACAAAAGGGTAGCTAGAGATAAGTGGGCACTAGTTTACGATGAGGTAGTAGAGTTCGATAGAGGGCTGCAAGACTTGTACCCAGAGCTAAGGAAGTTCTTAAGGGAGTACCACGAGAAATACATGACAGGTGAAGTTAAGAAGGTTAAAAATGATTTCGATGAGTGGGAAGATGAGCCAGTATACAGGTATAATGCTTTTGGTTCTGTTAGGGATTGGTGTACATATACCGAGTTCTGTAACGGTTTTCTTATGCAATCTCCTGGTGCTGTCGGAGCCAAGCGTGCAGTTAACTGGTTTGTTGAGAAGTATTACAGACACAAAGATGTAGTACCACTAGCCTTTATCCATGATGAGATACTTTTCTACGTCAGGGACGACGAGAACATGTGGAACTACATTGAAGATGTAGCTAGTATTATGTGTAAAGCTATGGCCTTAACACTTTCTTCTGTGAGAATTACACTAGAAGCATCGACAATGGACTACTGGTCAAAGTCTAAGACGTTAGAAGACAGGACTTACTTCTTAAATGTAGGGGCGAAAGAAATACTTAGAGCTTGAATGTGTCACAGATTGAGAGTATAATGACAACAGTTCGACAAGATGTAGAGGGTAATATATGGCAGCACATCCTGACGGCGAAGGTAGATATATAGTAATGGCAGAGATGCCTAATGGTAAGATCTACAAGAGTACGTACGACGACTACGCAGAATCCTTCAATAAGTACCAAGCTATACGAGACTTTAAAAACGCTTATTGGTATGACACTGAAGAGCAAGAAGGTTTATATTGTACGTTTAACGGTAAATTTTTAGAGAACGGGGTAATGTAAAATGAAAAGGTATAATCCTATAAACGGCAAGATCGACCACCGACCGATAGGGACAGCAAGTTTTAAATATGATTTAGATTTAGAACTAAAAGCAGCATTTCCTAAATTAAAAGTAGTAGATGGTATCCCAGAGGAAGCCCCGTTGTTAGACATTAACCAAAAGGAAGAAACTAAGTTTACTTCGTTTATTGTAACATATAACCCGTTTGTAGAAATACCTAATATTAGAACAGGTGACTTAGCTAAACATATACACCATGAGTTTCAAGATTTAGATGGAGAAGAGTGTAGGCTAATCTACAGGCAATACCCTACTAACTTAGGTGAAGGAGGCATGGTTCCCGAAGGACACAGTATGTACAGGAAGGCTATATTTATGAGATTAGTAATAGTTTCTGAGGAAGTATATCAAAAGTATCTGTTAAATAAAAGCGAGGGTAAACATGAAGAAGCAAGTAGGTAAAAACAAAGTGGTAGTTGTGCTAGTAATGCTAGCAGCAGCTGTGTTCGTAGCTAAGATGTTAGGTTTCCTACCGTAAGGTAGGACAAAGGTCTCTTGTGACAAGAGGTAAACGTATGAGCTATAACCAACATGATGATGATGATGATGTTGTTATAGAGAAAGAATTTTATTCACACGCATGGTTCATAGATGTAGATAAACCAGTTAGATATTACATAATAGATTATTTAAACGGCGGCAAGAAAATATATCTTGATGAACAGGGGCTTATTTAATACGGAACTATCATTTCGTATATTAGCAGTAGTAGTATCAGCAACAGTATCGCTCATACTGTCTAGCTTGATCTACACTTACGTGGGCCTACACTTATTAAGAGTACTAGGTGTGGAGGTTTAAATGCCAGGCTGTGGAGTACACCCAGATTGGGAACCGATAATAAGCAAAAACAGTTCATACAGAGAAAATGAGAGGAAAAACAATATGAGTTATAATCAACAAGACGACGCATATAGACAGTTATTAATCGTTAAACAGTCTAGCCTTAAGGTAGCTGCTGACCTAGTCATGGCAGGTAAAGCTGACGAGCTCCCTAAAGTACTAGAGATGGCAGCTGAAATTACCGAGAGACTCTTAGCTCGTAAGAAGGATCCCAGTAAGGACTTAGGGACTACAGCTAAATGATAGTTTATAATATGCCTCAAAGGAGTCCTGAATGGTATAAAATCCGTTCGGGAATCATCACCGCGAGCGCAGCGAGGAATGTCCTTACCCCCAGTCTTAGAAATGAGTATATGTACAAGCTCATCTCTGAGATACTGACGGGCCAATCTGAAGTAATTGAAACTAACCAACACATGCAGTGGGGTATAGAGTATGAAGAAGAAGCGAGACAGTGGTATATCGAAAAGACTGGTAACCAAGTTGAAGAGATTGGATTTGCCATATCCGACTTTAATGCTGGCATTGGCTGTAGTCCAGACGGGCTTGTTGGTGATGGTGGTCTTATCGAAATAAAATGTCCGATGTCCAAGACTCACATTAAGTATGTGATGACTGGCCCTAAGACTGAGTACGTACAACAGATGCAGTTCCAGATGCTAGTCACTGGACGCAAGTGGTGCGACTTCGTTACGTACGATCCTAGGATGCCTGAGAGTGCTAAAGGTGCTATACATAGAATAGATAGGGACGAGCAGATGCTCTGGAAGATGGTGTCTTGCCTCACTAAGATGCAAAAGACTATGAAAGAGTTTCTAGCTGAACATGGTGTAGAGTATAACTACTAAAACTTAAGGGTATACTTATGCGAAGAAAAAGTACTGAAAGGGAAGTAGGGTTGAAATATGGATTCAGGTCTGGCTTAGAGGAAAGAGTAGCAGCCTCGTTTGTAGATGCAGGATATAGTTTCACATTCGAAGAGAAGACTATAGAGTTCACCCAACCTGCTAAGAAGAGGAAATACACCCCAGACTTCGTGCTAAGTAAGCTAGATGGAGGTGAGATGGTAGTTGAGACTAAAGGCCGTTTCGTACAACAAGACAGGCTTAAGATAGAGATGGTACTTAAAGAACACCCAGACTTAGACTTAAGGATCTTGTTCTCTAACGCTAAGGCTAAGCTATCTAAGACCTCTAAGACTACGTATGGGGACTGGTGCGATAAGCGAGGGATTAAGTGGGCACACAAGGAAATGCCAGAGAGTTGGGCTAACGAACTAATGTTAACAGATAAGGGCAACAAGAAATGATATTAGATAAAATATTAAAGAAGCTGTCTGCTAAGGCTTGTTTTAAAATAGCTATAGGGTTAATCTTATTTGGTTTGTTAATGGAGCACGTACACGCTATCCCTAAAGAAGAGCCAGATACTATTACCTTTTCTAGAAGACCTTTAGAGGCCGTCAGTCTAATTGAAAGCACACCTCGTGTAATTAAACTGAATTCAGCTATCGAAGGACCTGGAGCTTACGATGATGTTATAGAGATGTTAGCTTCCCTTAATGAGAGAGACGAGGTTATAGTTGAACTAAACTCTCCAGGAGGCTCTGTGTTGGGCGGTATCCCTTTAGTGAATGCTCTCCTACAAACTAAGGCTCACGTAACCACCAGGATTACCGGAGGAGCTTACAGCATGGCTGCTGTCCTGTTCTGTACTGGCGATACTAAGGTGATGGACCTAGGGACTGTCCTTATGTTTCACGACTATTCGGTAAGCGGCTTAACAGGAAAAGGTAACGAACTCGAACAGTTCACGTTAAGTCTTACCAGAATGATGAGGGAGATTCTGTCAGGTGCGTGTGGAGAAATCCTTACCCCCACAGATATCGAGAACATACTCTCAGGGAAAGACTTATATATCCACCCAGCAGACCTGAAAGGGAGACTGACAAATGGCAGCAATTGATGGGTATTTAGATCAAGAGCTTAACGTCTTAATGTTCGACATTGAGACAGTGCCTGCACTGGTAGCCACTTACCACACGTCGAAGCAGACTATAAGTGAGGACCAGATAATCTCTGACCCATTTATAGCTTCTATACAATATAAGTGGTTAGATGAAGATAAAGTGCATGTACTCATGGCTGACTTGAAAAAAGCAGACGACAAGGCTATACTTAAAGAGTTCATTAAGGTAGTAGATGGAGCAGATTGGGTAGTGTACCATAACGGTGATAGCTTTGACTGGCGTTGGGTACAGCAACGAGTAGCTTACCATAGGCTCCCTAGGTTAGCTCCTAAGATGTCTACAGATACTATGAGAGAGTGTAAGAAGCACTTTAAGCTGCTTAAGTATACCCTCAAGTATTGCTGTAAGTATTTTAAGGTGTCTGGGAAGTTAGAGTCTGGTGGTTTTAAGCAATGGGTAGCTCTGCTACTTAAAGATCAAAGTACTATTAAAGAGTTTAAAGAGTACGGTAAACAGGACGTAGTGAGCTTGCAGGACTTATTCCTGAGGATATTGCCGTACATCTCTAAGAAGCCTAGCTTGAAGCAAGACCTTAACGACTTCCAATGCGAGTGTGGTTGCACTAATTACACTAAGAATGGTACTAGGTTGACTGCAGCAGGTGTTAAACAGCAGCAGATCAGATGTAAGAATTGTGCTACAGTTAAGTATGTGACCGCTAGAGGACAGGTAAAACCATGAGTAATAAGAACGTCGTCGTAGACATATCTAAAAGACGTAAGAATAATAGGAAGCGAGATAATAAGGAAGAAGCGCTCCCTAAGGACATCCTAGTTAACTTACGACCTATAGATAAAGGCTTCGACACGTTCGAGTATTGGATAGAAGATGAAAACATATTATGCACTAAGGTAGGTAAAGTAGTCGTCATTAAATGCCTTACAGCTATCTTGGCTGATATAGCAGACGATGACCCTGAGCTACAAGTACTAGCCTTAGAGTCACTAGAAGATATCATGCGTCTATATGTATTAGGTGGGTGTGGGGAAGATGATGACTATCAATAAAACTAAGAAAACTTGGGCAGAAATAGTAAACGACATAGAAACCGCAGGACATACTTCTGTAAGTGCTGAGACATTCAGCCACATTAAAAATCTGTGTGAAGACCCTCCAGGACCTAACGCTAGACTTAGAGAGCTGCTCCAAGGTGATAAGTATAGATACTCACCTAAGATGGAGAAGGCAAGGTTAGACCTGATACCTCCCTATATTATCTACGCTATGGCTGAAGCTTTTGAAGACGGTGCCTTGAAGCGGTCAGCTCACAACTGGGAGTTAGGTGAGTCTGCACGGACTTGGAGTATCGGTGAACGTATAGCTGCTATACAAAGACATAGCTTGCAATTACAGATGGGATGTGATATAGCTGAAGATAGTAAGATACACCATGCAGCCCACATAGCAGCGAATGCTGCCATGATATTAGGCGCTTACCTAAAGGGGTACGGAGAAGATGATAGACTGCGATAATTACTGTTTCTGTATGCAATGTGATGTCACTTGCCCTCAAGCTGGTAGTGGCTGTGGTCGCTGCCTAGACAGGAAAGCAAGGAAGTTATTAGAGTTAGGTGTGCAGCAAGCCAAAGAGGATAAAGATAATACCGTAATTGAGCCTAAGGGAGATTAAAATGAATAGATGTTGTAGTTGCCAAGAAGATTTACATAAGCTGATAGACGAGATTGGTACCAGAAAGGATAAGATACCTCAAGGTATATATACTAAAGTATTCAACTCTGTTTTTGGGCCGAACGATAATAGAGGGTTAGCTAACTACTTAGATAAAGTTTTGGGTTGGGAAGAGGCAAGAATAAAACATTATATGACTACACCTAACCCATCACTCAGAAACTTATCTCCCCACTATATAGAAAAGATGGGGTATACTACTATTACTGCGATACATATTGCTGAACTAATTAATAACTTAGACAGGGATATGTGAAATGAATATAGATAATATAGACAGGTACGTGTGTACCTCACTGGAAGAGATGAGAGCCTCCCTAAAGACTTTAAGACCTCTAGCTGATGGGTCCTATGTACCTAAGCAAGTAGAGGTCGTGAAGAGTACCCTATTCAGTTTAATAGAGGAAGCTCAGACTTACGTTAACCGTATGGAGAATGCCCTTGAACAGGAAGGTAGGCTTAAGAGTGTCTCTGAAACCATTAGAAAGCTTAAGAAGGAACGTAAAGAGTTGAAAGCTGAGGTGGTTAAGTTAAAGGGTGAGTTAGACGATTTAGGTGGGAAACAACCCAAGTCAGAATTTACAGAGTTTGATCTATACGACGATATGTTCTACGGAGATTGAATAGTATGCCATATATAAGCAAAGACAGAAGGGAACTATTAGAAAGCGCTTTATCGGAATTAAAGCTTGCTATATGTGGTCTACGTGCAGCTCCTACGCCTGGAGATATGAACTACGTTATAACTGAGCTGTTGACAGGATACGCTAAGGATAAGGCGATGTCTGACGGCTTGCTCCCATATAAAGTCATAAATGAAGTTGTAGGCATATTAGAGTGCGCTAAGCTAGAGTTCTATAGGCGTGCAGCTGCTCCTAAAGAAGACCAAGCTATTAAGGATAACGGGGATATCCCTAGATATATATTAAACTTACCTGTAGATGGAGGGTAAAGATGTGCGTAATGTTAACCTCAACGGCCTAGACAAAGAAGTATCTTACTACTTAGCTAGCCCATACAGCCATAAAGATCCTTCAGTTATGGAAGAGAGATACTTAGCTATCGATAACTTCGCAGCTGAGATGTTTAAGCAAGGCTTCTATAAAGTCCACGAACCTATAGCATCTTGCCACCATAAAGCTAAAAGACACCAACTACCTTCAGGGTATACCTTCTGGCAAAAGCGTGACAGGTGGCTTATAGATAAGAGTGATGCTGTGTTAGTATTAATGATAGACGGTTGGAAAGAATCTGTTGGTGTTACTGACGAGATATGGTACGCTAAGAGTCTACACAAGCCTGTGTATGGGTACGACATTGAGGTAGGAGTTACTGTATTATGACGTATAGTCAGCAAGATCTGGATATTATATATGGTGCTCTCTTAGATAAGCTAGATGAAGTAGAGCCTAAAGACAAGATATACGCAGGGGCTATCAATAAGGTCCTAATTAAAACCCAAGAGCTATCTGAAATAAACAGGTTAGATAGGTTATGCGAAGCTGTAGAGCTAGCTAATAGCTTATTTGAGGAGGCTACTGACGGTACCTATTCTATACTCTGGAAGACTAAGTATGATGAGGTTAGGTTTGAGCTTGAGAGTTTTTGGTTAGTTGTACACGATAGTGACGGTAACCTACTAGTAGATAACAGGGACCTATTCTTGAAGTGTGTAGCTAAAGCGTGTATAAAGTATTCAGATGTAGCTGGCGAACTATTAGATGAGGCTATGTCAGCTATCTATTAATCCCTCCGCATATGAGGACTGCTCTTTCGGGATACTAATGCAATTAGTAATCCCTCTGTTGTTGCTATCTAATGTTGGGTCATTAGTTAGAGCGTCGGCGCGAGGGGCTCCTTGTACCTGATGCCTTTCAGGCTTCCCGTTACCGGGCTTTCTTTCGCGTAGGACTTTGGCGTTATTATTGCTACACGGTCCTAAGGGCATACCCATTTAACCCATGAGTGGGAGATGTTAGACCACCTACCTTACACGGTATCCTATTGTTTAACGTCAACAGACAGTTATTACTAGGTACAATTTAAATATACTGTTACTGGGTTAGTTTGTCAAGTCGTATTATCTAAGTATCTCTGGTAATGATACGACTGTCTAGAACTTACTGTGTAAGTTTATCGAGTAGGCGGTCGATCTTATTTTCAATGCGTGTAAGGTCATCCTTTAATTCTTGCTGCCTAACATCTAACACTTGCTGCTTTAAGTCTATCAACTTCTCAACTTCAGCATTAGACATCTTGTCTGCTAATCTTTCTTTGACCATAGATATTTCTCGCACAACGTACACTCCGAACGGTACAACGACCGTAGCTATAACATATTGAATTATCTGTAAAATGTCCATTAATCACTCCCAGTACGTAGAACCTGAGCCTGTAGTCTTTAAGTAGGTTCCGTTAGTCGTAGGTTTGACGTAGTCTACTCCGGATATGTTCAAGAGGACATTACTAGGTTCGGTGCTTTGTATAACTAGGTACCTAGGGCTAGATGTAGATGTAAAGGAGATACTAGGAGCGTTGCCTGTAGCTGCATTAGTTATAGTCACGTATCCTGTAGTAGCAGCATAATACGGGTGGTTAAACCCTAATACTCTGTAATCGGTTCCTGAGTATGCACAGGAGAACCTAAAAGATAGTCCGCTGCTTTGTGGGACCATTCTAGCCATAGTTTGTTACACCTTAAGAATAATACGGGGCCGATGAAGTATCACTAATAAAACTATTAGTGCTAGTTTTAAAACTATCTGTTACTGTCATATATCCATTATAAACCGTTGTATATCCTCCTGCCCCAGGGGAAATAGTTAAGTTGGTATTAGTTGGGGTAGTTATAGTTTGGCAGTATACGTCACCTGACGATATAGTGATAGTCCTGATACCTCCAGAACTAGAGCCTACTGAGCTTGAAGTATCTATTTCACTCCAGTCTATGTTACCTAATAGCCCAGAAGAATACTTAATCTCTCCGTTCGAATCTTTAACTACTAGCCTATAAGCTATATTGAAAGGTACATACATCTTGGTTGTACCGTAAGAATCTAGAGTGATAGGGTTGGTTAGCTCTGTAGTTAAGTCACTATCTGAATAAACTGTAGCTAGATCAGTAGTTCCGTTTAAATAGACTTCGAGTGTGCCTGAAGCTAGAGGTTTACCCCTTTCATCTACAAACTGTACTACTGGATATAGTGATTGATATCTGGTTGTCATGGTAGTTAAGCACCGAATTCCATTGTTGTAGTTCCACTATTATACTTTAAGTATTGTCCCGCACTGCCATCTGTGGAGCTAAATATTCTATCTAGACCCCAATACATTATAGTAGATGCGCTAGCTGAGATAACTAAGTCTATATTAGTGTCGTCTCCTGCTGCTTTGATATCTATAGAATCTGAGTTATATACTATTTCTATGTAGTTGACGGCGTTTGCAGTTTGCGCTACTCTGACTATGTTATGGGTAGGAGTGTAGTAATACGCAAAACCTTCACCGTTAGATAATTGTAAGTTTATAGAATCTAAATTAAAAGTTGTAGTACTTGAAGCCTTACCTAGATCTTCTATTACAGTTACACCTGTACCGTTAGGTTCAAAGCTCATAGTTTGACCTGAATTAGATCTCATGGTTATATCAGATAGAGCATAGTAGTCTGTAACAGACTCTTCTGCAGTAACTACTCCTGTAGCTGGGACTTCCTTATTGTTTATCACCGGGTCTATAGTATATAGTGTATTATCGCTGCTATCTTTAATAACAAACTTATAACTAGTATCTTCAGCTAAGTATATTACACATGAGCCTGCTGAGTCTAAAATTATAGGGTTAGCGTTAGTAGATGAGCCTGCAGAGTCACCATACGTGCTTAGAGGCGTTGATGTTCCTGAGACATAGGTATATACCTTACCTCCTGCTAGAGGGCTTCCTGAAGCGTTCTTGAAGGTATAGATAGGGTTTATGAATAGTCCTACTGACATTTTATGCCCAACTTAATACTTTAGATCCGTTCGTCTGGAGCTTCTGTCCTGAAGTGCCATTAGAGTTCGGAAATCTATAACCGTTTAAATACACATACCCTGTGCCTTTAGCTAAAAATCTTAGAGTTACAGAATTACTTCTTTGACCATTTAATATTTGAGCTGTAGATTCTGTACCTGAGGCATCTGAAAACATCATTCCTATGATTAGTGGATCACTTGATGTTGGTGCTGCATTCATAGTAAACTTTAAAAGCTCATTATTGTTAGCATCAGCTAGTCCGTAACCGCTATCAAAGGCAAACCTGATATCCCCGTAAGCGTCTGTACCTAACTGCAAGTTCTTAACAGACAGAACACTATTAGCGTCATAAGTTCTAAGGGATATATCTGTACTAGCAGATGAAGTCCAACTGGATACTATACTGTTGTTAGGTAAGGTATTACCTGCTGATGTTGGGTTAGTTCCTACGTCAGACACGTGAGTGCTTTGCAAGCTAATACTTTGAGCTGCCTTGACTCCGTCTAAAGTTCTGAAAGCAGCATTAGATCCCATCTCAAATAATTCTATGTCGTAAGTAGCTGATGTATCAAGATAAATTACAGCTCTACCTGTGGCATCTAACTCTACAGGGTTCTTGTGTCTAGTTAAGCCTTCTGGGTCCTTATACACTGGGCCTTTAGTTGTAGTACCTGTAAGGTAGAAGTACACCTTACCGCCAGACAGAGGGTTCCCTGAGTTGTCATAGAACTGCGAGTATGGGGGAGGTAGTAATCTAGCTGTGGTCATGTTCAGCTTCCATTAGTATTAAGTCGACTAGTTCTAGCTTGTATCTCTTATTAAGAGCTGCCTTAACCGTACTGTCTATAGTTTTTAAATTGTTCACATAAAGTACCCGCTCATCCATGATTCGCTTAATTACTTCTTCGTGGGTCATTACCTGCGGGTTACGTTTTCTCATAGCGCGTTGCAATATTACCGCCCATCTACCGTGTTGAACACTAATAGACCATAACAGTTCATCTACTGCCTCACACCTAGGGATCTTTAAGTCTTTGTAGGCGTGGTTAGAGATAGGTTCGAACTTAGTTCGTTTGATATACTCGTGTTGGGCTTCGCGGAACTTAGGGTCGTTTCTGGCCAGCTCTACCCATTTCTCGTCGAATAGTTTACTGCCTACATCTAACCCTTCGAACATCTTTTCGTAGCCAGACTCTCTCAGGAAAGCTGTAAGTGTTCCTGTCAGGAAAGATAGTTGGTATCTGCCGTACGAGAAGCCTCCTGGGTCTTTAGACCACTTAGAGATAGCCTCGTATCCTAACTTACCAGATTCGTATTTAGCGCTGATATCACCCAACATATTACTATCTGTCCTGTAAATCTCTAGGGCTAAACATATCTACACCTGTTTGTACTGCCGCACCTTTAGCTGTTCCTTGGAAAGATCTGAGCAATATGTGTTTTATGACAGCTTGCATGCGTGGGTCTTTAGGGTTATAGTTTTTAAACTGTACGAACATGGGGATAGTTTTATCTAAAAACAAACCTCTGGCAGCTATCTGAGCCACTACTCTAGGTGACAAGTTAGTTGGGTCCACCCCAGGCAAATGTGTCTTACCTTGACCTAATCTGATAGCTTCAGTTTGTAAGCCTTTCATTATGTTATTTAACCCTTCTAAAGCATCTCTAGCATCTTTAGGTGTAGTTAGGCCTATTGAATCGGCTTTGTTTTTCATGAACTTCATAGCTTTATTAACATCTAACACACCAGTATCGTCTATAAAGTCTCTGCTTGAACGGGCCAGTAGTCCGTATGAAAGCGCTTCTTTCCCTTCAGCAGACATGTTTGGTATGAAGGATTTAAGGTCGTCGTATACTGCAGAACCTTTAGAGGAGTACAGTTTGTCTATGTATTCACCTACATCCCGACGCTCACTTGCAAACTTCTCTCTGAAACTTCTGTTAGTGACTACTGAGTTGGCGAAGAACTGGTTAGCCTCATCTATCTCTTTAGTTAGTCCTACTTTATCCGCAGCTATTTTTAAGTCAGCATCTAATGCCCTATTTATATCGTTAAGGAGTTGGAAATCGCTATCTAAGGCCCCGGACGTAGTATCCTTCTTTAAAGACTTCTGGACTTCTCCTACTTGCTTTTTCCAGGCTAGAATAGTGCTAGCGTCTGTTGTTGGGTTGGCTTGTATTACATTAGCTATCCTCTCTACTGCTGGATTAGGCTTAGTGAGGGATGTCGAGCTACTTAAAATTTCTTTAACTTGATTAGTGGCTTTTAAAGTGTTATCTATAGACGCAGGGCCTATCTGATCTATCTGGTAAGCTATTTCATTATAATTCTGGGAAGATTTAGCTTCTATCTCATCTGAGATTTTAACTATATCGTCGTAAGCTTTTTGGTTACCTTGAAATATAGTTTCTTCGATATTAGCTGCTGCTTTCTTAGTTTCAAACTTTTCAGCTAACGTCTTGTTTTGCTTAGCAAATATTCCAGGGTTTTCTATAGAGGATAGTGTTTTGGAACCTATAGCTTGGCCTAAGGATATAGGTACACCTGCTGCTCTCATAGCTTCTGCTTCTGGAGTAGCTTTAAACAGAGGGGATAGGTATGGGGTTGCAGCGCCTGCTGCTCCTAACACACCTCCGACTAGCGGGCTATCTCCGGCCAATGATGCAGCACCTGCTCCACCGATACCTTCTTTGGCCACATTAGCTGCTAAGTAAGGCATAGCTTTGGCTGCTGCTGGGGCTATAGCTCGACCTAAAAGTCCCGCACCTTTACCTATTAATGTCTGTTCGGTTATAAATGCGCCGATATCAGATGTAGTATCGCCACCGTATGTACCTTTGAGCCTTTCCTGTCTCTGTCCTTCTAAGGCAGACTTAAAACTATCTACCTTTTCTTGAGGGATTTGTCCTGCTGCTGCCATACCTTCAAAGAAGGCTCCAGCTAAATGCTCTGTTACTTTACGGGGAATATCTATCAGACCTAGTCCTACTCCTTTAGCTGCCTTACCGTATAGTTCCATTACACTTTCAGGCTCTTTGTCGTCTAGGTTGTAATAGTTTAATACGTCATTACTTGGCTGAGACACTGAGCCTATATCCAACTCTTCATCAGAATATGAATCTAAGATATCATTGGGCATTGAATTTCTCCAAGAGCTTTTGAGCCTTAGCTTTTCTAGCTTCAGAGGCCTTAGGGTCTTGTAATACCTGAGCTGCATATTCAGCGTGAGCTCTAGGGATTTTAGATACTGCTGCAATGTCTTCATCCGTAGCAAAGGAAGCTAGATTGTAGCCAGCACCTTCTACTATAGAAGACATTTGTTTTTGAGCTTCTTTCTGTGAGACTCCTTGATTTATCAAGTCGTTATACATAATAGAAAGGCGTCTAGTTCCAGCTGCCTGGTTCTTAGCATATATCTTAGCTTCGTTTGGTCCCATTCCTGAGTTGGCTACTGATTTATTTAATAGTGCCATAGCTCTGTCTGTTGCCGTAGTTCCGACTAATGGTACCATAGTTTGGAACAGGTTAGTGACTAGGGGCCCCATAATTCCAGCGTTAGCTTCTAATTGCTTGTATTCTGACGCTGATAGTTTAGTCCCTAACATGTCCTTTATCTGTGCGATCCCTGTGGAAGCTCTTCCGCCGACAGTCAAAACATCGTTAGCGCTACGATTTAAATTAGACACTAGTTCGTTTAGGTTGTTTTCTATTCCGGCAAGATTTAAAACTTGCTTCTCGGCTACTAATGATGCTTCTTTAGATAGGGGGCGCTTACCGTTCTCAACGTTAACAGTTATACCTCCGCCAGTCTTAGATGCAGCGCTTACTCCCTGTTCTAACTGACGCACTTCGTTGTCGGCAGCTAAGATCTCGTCATCTGACGCACCACTGTCCACTAGTTGATTACGTCTAGCTACTGCTGCCTTGTAATCTGCTTGTAGCTTACCTACAGTACTTAGCGGACCTTTAACGTCTTTAGGGTTAACGTAGGTGCTAGGTGGTAAATCCAAGCCAGACAAACTATCTTGCAGGCTAGCCATCTCTTTAGCTAGAGCTTCTTTCTCACTTACATTCTTAGGGGCCTCTTTAACACTTTCAGAGTATGAGATATCACCGTCTGCGTTAGTCTTAGTGGTGTATGTTCTGGTAACATCTATATTTGGATCTGGGTCACCACTGGTATCTGCTCTGTAAAGCTGAGCATCTCTAGCTTCATTGGCAGCTACAACTAAAGGAGTCTGTCCTGCACGAACACTTTCAGCTAATGCTTTAACTCTGGCTATAGCAGCAGGAGAAGGGTTCTCTTGGCTAGCTAATTCAGCCATAGCATTGCTTAGTTCTTGGGCTTGAGCTTGACGTTCTTGACCTAGTTCGTACTGAGCCTGTTCTTTAGCTTTCTCAGTCTCAGGATCTAGCTTCTTGTACTCGTGGAAAGTACTGCCGTCATCTGCCTGTCTACGTTGGTAGTCAGCAATAGCTGCTTGGCTTTCTTCACGAGTCATCGGAACTTGATTTGCGCGGGTCACTAAATCCGGCCCTAAAGAAGCTTTCTTAGCGGCAATTAAATCATTGAAGTACTTGTCTACAGCTGGGTCTGCCATTGCTCGCAGCGCAGGTTCTGCTAACTTAGCTGTTCTAGGGTTAGATACAACAGTTTGTAAGTAGCTTTCTATACCTTGCTGTACAGATTGTAGCCCTATTAAAGCTCCTGGGGAGTATTTCTCAGGAATTTCAGATCCCATTTGTTGGTTCAAATATGGGATTAAGCTTTCCCACTCTTGAGCTCGTTGGTTAGCAGGGAGGGATGATATACGCTGTATGACTCTACCTATGGCTGCAGCGTTTTTAGTTTTTTCATAATCCTGCATAAATACAGCCATCTCTAAATCTAGTTTTTTCAGACCTGCGCCTGACTTCCTAATGTCCATAGCAGTCTTAGCATCACCAAACTGGTCATACACTGAAGCTATAGCGTCAGGGCCGTACTTACTAGCCTCAGAGACAGCTTGCTTCATAGCCATTTCCATCTGTCTATCTTCTTGCATCTTCTGCATTTCCATTGCTTTCTTCTGCTGGGTCATCTGTTGAGTCTGCATAGAAGCTAAATCCTTGGGGTTCATTCTACGCATAGCTTGTTCTTGGTTATATTGACCGTACGAAAACACACCAGGTGCACCATAACTGCCTTGTGGAGATGTGTCAGTCTCGCCGAAGTAATCGCCAAAAGAACCGTCACTAAAAATACCTGCCATTATTTTGTCCTCAAGACATTAAATCTATTAAAATTATGGGAGTCTTTGCGGTAGCCATATTATAAAGCCCCTAATAATCCTGAGATGTTACCACCACCAGTACTGAAGATACCGCCAGCGCCGGCCCCTGCGCCTAACATCATACCTGAAGCTTGCCACGCATCTGGTGACAACATAGAGTTAGCTGCCTTACGAGCTTCGATGGTTTGAGCAGCACTCATCATTTGGTAGTTAGATCCTAACTGACCTAGCTTCATCTGGGCGTCAGACAGGAAGTTGCCTTGTAATTGGTTCTGTTGACCTATCATGCCTCCAAACGAACCTATAGCGCCTGTAGCGCCTTGAGTAGCTTGTAAGCCAGACTGAGACATCTGCCCCGCAAACCCTGAACCTATTTGAGATAGAGCATTAGCAGCATTAGCGCCTGCAGCATACTTAGACAGGTAACCTTGTTGGTCAGTTTGGAAGAGTGACAATAATCGGTTCTGATAGTCACCTAAGCTTTGAGTAGCTATCTGTTGACCTTGGTTGTGGAGCTCTTGTAAGGCTCTGCCGCTCTGTGTCATACCTGCAGCAGCTGAAGACTTGTCGATAGCTTTAACGCCCATATCCAAAGCAGCTTGCACTTGAGGTGATTGTAGGTAGTTCTGGGTAGCTGTTTGTTGGGCTGAAAAACCGTTGACACCTAGCAAGTCTCTCAGTAAAGTACTATCAGGTGCTGGGTCTCTAGCCGCATTGATGAATGGCATTAGATACTGACTAGCCTGACTAGAAGCGTCTTTGAAATAGCTAATATTCTGCTCGTTAATAGCTTCAAACCTAGAGACTATATCGTCGCTAAGTGATTGATATAACTCACGATTCTTATCAGCAGTCTCAGATTGTATACGTGAGGCTTCACTGATAGCATTTGCTTGAGCTTGGTACGCACTCTGGAGCGCTTGGCTCATTATGCCAGCATACTCATTGATTTGCTTAGTTTGACGATTTGCCATCTAATTGTAACCCGTGTGTGTCTTTTAAAATTGGGAGGTTAACCGGTATCCCTTACCCCCAAGGTTCCTGTGTACATACAGGATCAACCGATTAACCTATTATCGTGTAGTTACTTATTCTTTCTAACTATATAGTTAACTAAGAAGCCGCAACCGATTAACTTGATTATACCATACATTTACACGCTCTGTCAATACCCGATAGAACCGCATAGGAAGCCCTACACGCCACGATATCTGAAAGAGCTATATCCCTACTAGTCTGGCTTTTTATACCTGTCCTTGACCGCCTGGATGGCATCTAGCCACGTAGTTGACCCAGACTTCATGTCGTGGAATAACATATCCAATTGAGCGGTTACAGGAGGATAGTCACGTAATCTCCCATCTAACCAAGCCCTAGCTTCTTGAGCTGCCCGGTTAGCTTCCCACTCAGCTAATATCTCAGCTTCTTCTTCAGGTGTAAGTTCAACTTGAACACCATCAACCATTCTATGCATTTTTGACTCCATATAATATAAAAGTGCCGCTGGCTATATTACCAGAAGACATTAAGAACCTAATAGCAGTGACAGCAGTAGTAGCTAAATATACACCAGAACCTAATCCAGAAGCAGCCACAGCTCCAGAAGAATAGCTACCCCATATCCAATCTAATGTGTGGTAGTATGAAGACTGTGAGGGGTTGTTAATTCTAACGAAACCGCTAAGATTCTCCCCAGTACTTGACCCTAAATTTGTGGTAGCGGATCCTGTAGGAGTTATTAACATTTGAGCAGCAGCGGAAGCACCGGCGTTAACTTCAGTACTAGCAGTGTGTACAGCTGCATTTATATAATTATATTCGTTAGTAGACGGGTAGGTTGGAGTACCTCCCGTACCTATCCTACAATTTAAAGTTACATCGTCAGTAGAAGGAACTATATTAATAAGCTCTACTATGTACAAAGGATAAGTGCTTGATAATCCAGTAAAATCAATAGTAGAACTGTTAGAGGCTGTCTGTGAAGATATCTTAACTAAAGAACCGGCGTTAGCACTAACATCTTGAAATGAAGGTAAGGCTGCGGCACCGTTAGAAACTAATACATAGTTAGCAGTCCCAGGGCTTACAGACTGTATAGCTCCAGTACCTGTAGTACCTCCACACAAAACCCCATAAGCTGTGTTAGAAGCTACTCCAGTCCCACCTTTAGCTACTGTTAGTGGGTTTTCAGCCGTTATAGCGGAAGTACCATTACCTATTAGCACTCCAGTTAAAGTACTTGCTCCAGTACCACCATCTGCTACAGCTAAATCAGTGATTCCTGTAATAGTACCACCGGTAATTGCAGCAGCTGAAGCACCTAAAGTAGTTAGCCCTGATATAGTACCACCTGTAATCGCAACAGCATTAGCGTTCTGTGTAGCAATAGTGCCGATACCTAAATTAGCTCTAGCCCCAGATGCAGTTGAAGCACCTGTACCGCCGTCTGTAACTGGTAAGTCAGTACCACCTTCTACATATAGACCGGCCGCATTTGGAGACACGGAGGAAAACAGTCCTGTAGTAGAGTTGTACTGTAAGACTTCCCCATCTGCAACTTCACTGTTGGTATATATAATATCGGTTACTCTATCTTTGACGTCACGTCTAGAGATTTCGATATCGTCACCGTTTAACCTATCATTAATATCACTCATTAAGTTTGCCTCTTAACGCCATAAGCTAGCATAGCGCCTGACGTTATAGTCCCAGTGCCTGGGAGAATCTGTATAGCGTTAACAGCGGCAGCTGTATCTCTTTGACCTGCACCACGAACCCTTTCAGGATATGTCTGTGCGCATATAGTGTCATACAGGAACATAGTCTTAGTTGTGGTAGTGTCGGCGCTGTATATCTCTATCTTTCCTTGAATAGCGTTAGTTGAGTTAGTCCCGGAAAGTTGTATACTAGTGCCCGTGGTAGAGCTATTAGCATTAGTGGAAGCTGCCGCAGCACCAGACAAGTAGTCAATTGCCCACCTATAGTCACCTGAAGATGTAGCAAAAGACGAACCTCCGTTAGCTGAAGTTCTAAGTAGTAAGGTAGTAGAAGAACCTCTTATAACATCGAATAGCTCTACAACTATCTTTGTGTACTTAGCAGCATTGTGTAGTATTAAAGTCTCACTACTGGACCCAGAGAATGTCTTTAATCCTAAGAAGTCATAGCTTTCACTTTGGTTAAAGTACTCTCTCCAAGGCTGTGACCAATTACCTAGACTGTCTACTGGAGCTATGTTAAGGGGTGCTGGACTACTCATTAGACCCCTTAATGTTCGCTACAATACCCGATATCTTCCAAGGCACAGGGTCTGTCATGGTGAGCCTGAAGGTAAAGCTTCTAGCTAAACCTAGGCGCCTGAACATACAGCGCTTTAAGTACTCACCGAAGTCCCCAACACCTCGAGTCATGATACTGCCCCAAGATCTACCTAAGTCCTTAGAGACCTCAAGCATAAGCTCAGGCTCGCTAGGGGACGTATCCTCAGAGTATTCAATAGCCCCAGCATCTACTTTAACCTCTAAAGAGGCCACTGAGATTCTATTCCTAGTGTTTTGTAGGTGAGGGGTTACTATAATACGTCTAGTGTCATTACCTCTCTCTTGATATTCAGAGTGCGAAAGCTGGTAGATATTACCAGTTTGCCAGTCTCCAACTAAAGTCTTGTTGTTTATAGAGCATGAGCAATTAGCAAAATGCCTATTGTAGAAAGGGGTCGTAGCTCCCTCGCTGTCTAAACTCTCAAGCTCGAACCACATCTCGGTAGATATATCGAAACACCAAGTATATCCCCTGGAAGAAGTAGCTGAAGGGAATGTGATGCAGTAAAACGTATGTGTACCATACTGATGCATGAAAGCGTGAGCATCTGAGTATGTATCGTATCCTTGAAATATGGAAGTTAAAGCCCTGTCCGAGATAACCTTATACTGACCCTCAGAAGCCATAACAACACCAACTAGACCTTCTCTGTTTTGAGCTAGCCAGAAAGCTCTGTTGTTAGACGTCTGTACAGAGTACTTAGCTGCACAACCTACCTGTAAAGCACCACTAACAGCCCTGTCAAAAGGAGCACCTTTAGGGTTACCGGAGTTATACCAGATCTCGGACGTGTAGTCCCCAAGTAACCAGACTCTAGTGTTAAGTACGCATCCTGAGACTAATTTATCTGGGTCAGTTTCAGCTGAGGCGAAGAATAAGGCATTCCAGGACGTACCATCGTTTAGATCAGATACATAGAACTTTTGAGTATCAGGTATAATAGCTATGAAGTAGCCATTAGTTGCCATGACAATTTCAGGGTCGTCAGGTAAATCTGCATCAGTAACCTCAGTCCAGTTGTCAGTAGATATCTTATACCTGTACGTATTTAAGCTGTCGGTAACCAATATCTCATCTAAGATAGCTGCCATAGAGATTCTAGGAAGCTCTGTAGAGTTAGATAAGGTACCTTGAGATGTAGCTACACCAGCCGATGTGATAGAGTAGAAGGTAGAGTCGCCTACAGCGTACACTACACCTAAGTGAGTCATCAAGGCCCGTACGTTAGTACCGCCCAGACCTGCCCAAAGTGTAGCCCCTGGTGTAGGTAGAGCGACAAAAGGTGACATATCGCCACCTAATGGGTTCTCTTCCAGGTACATATTAACTAGCCTTTGAACTGAAACGTCTTTACTTTCAGCTTGGTAGCTAGGTTTTAATAAAGGTAAAGCCTTGAACATTTACCACCTTGAGGTGTCAGGTCTGACAAATAGAGAAGTCTTCTCATTATCCCAATCTTTAAGCCCTTCAAGTAAGTCGCTAGCAATAGGTGCTATAACAGCTAACTTCTCTTCAGTAGAGAACATAGGAGCTAAGCGCACAGCTAGACCATAAGCTAAGGCTTCAGACCACTCTACAGGGAAATCTGGGTTATCCGACCCGCTATCGAAGTCCTCGAGAGTTCTTTGGAAAGACATCTTAACACGTATGTTAGCGCTTTCAGGGGCAGGCCAAAGGTGTAAAGTACCACCAGACAGTTGAGTGTCGTAGTACCAAACCATAGGAAGGCCTGTAGTATATTTGTCAGGTATGTTGTAGTATTCTTTTCTTGATATTCTACGGACACTTACGTCAACATCAGCATCGTTGCGCACGCGAACATCAGAAATATGCATAGGTCTGGCAAGCTTATAAGTATAGCTATACACACGATTCCCGGCAGTAGCGTCATCGCTGATAGCATCAGCAACAGTAACAGTAGACGCTCCCTTAGAGACAACAGTAGTCCAGTGAATCGAGCCATCATCTAGCACTACCCCTATATAGTCATTAGCTGATATATTATCAGTGTTACTTACACTCAATACGGTTTGACCGCTAGCTTCGTCCGCCGATATAGAAGTCTCGACCATTATCTCGGAGAAGTGACCCGCAGTAGAAGAGATCAAATAAGACGGAATAGCCTCAGAGAGTATTCCAGTAGCTTCAGTCTCAGTCCATAAATGTAAACCTTGGACTTGCCAGGTTTTAACCATCATGTTAAGTGACCTAGAAGCTAGAGCTGTATCCTCGCTAGAGACTGACTCCTGTTCGCCATAGATGGCTAATAGTCTAAACGCGTGGTCTATAATATCAGACCTAGTCACGTTAAAATTAGTTGAGCCTGAAGTAGCCATTATAGTTCCTAAGTATCGAAATTGTAATTGCCTGCAGCAAATCTTTCAGCTAAAGTCTGTGACTCTGTAGGAGCTGTGGGGTTATACCTTAAGTCTCCATCTGGCCTAACAAAAGGTGGTGGATAGTCAGGTCTAGGCGTAGGAGCTGGATAGTCATCCGAATCTGCCTGATCCATAGAGCTTCTATCTACTAACCTACCTTTAAGATCAAAAGCTGACTTAGACGCATAGATAACTAACCCAGAGACATCATCTTTAACTAACCAGTCTTTAGATGTAAGAGTCCCTCGACCCTTTGTGCCTCTAAACTTACTCATTCTACTAGTCCTGCCTTACAACAATCAGTAGACTTACTTCATCGCCAGCATCTAAATTAGCAGTAGACAGTAATAGATCACCAGTAGCTCCCGCACCATTAGGGTTTGAGATGCCACCGAAACAACCAAACTCGTATGTACCGCCGTGAGCAGGGTCCATTGCAAAAGCTGGACTATCTGTAGTCTGGTCCCACTCTAAGCGAACAACACAAGAAGAGCCAGCTACCATTACCTTCTCTAGAACACCTTTAGATGTATCGTTAACGAAGGCAGAGTTGTCATAGATTACTAAATCAGATTCTTCTGAGCCGTCAGAAGATATATGGATATGTCTAACAACTAGTTTGCTAGAGCCACCACCATACAAGGTACGTTGTGTTACGGTGTTTGCCATTATAATACCTTTTAGATATGTTTAAATTTGGACTTCCTTGTGAAATTGTCCTTTTTGTTTTGTTACGCTTACGCGTCTGTGCTAGCTGTCCAGTTAATCAGCATAGCTTTTTCACCAGCTAAGTTGACAACGTACACAGGATCGACTACTACGAAGGTAGCGCCTGTAACAGCTTCTGTAATGTTAGCAGCATTATCTGCCAACTGGAGGTTAACGTTAGGTCCTACCATACCAGTAGATGCTGTAATAGTATCTACCAGGAAGATATCTGCAGCGTTACGTGTTCTGAAGAATTCCACATCATGAACATGCAAGTCTGTAGTAGCCGTAGTTCTAACATCGATACCACCAACAGCGAAGTTACCATCCATCCGTTTAATCGTAATCTCGATATTATCCCCACCTACTAAAGCCACAGCAGCGTTAGTACCTGCAGCAGCAGCCCCGTCGTGCACTAAGTCTAGAATTCTAAGTCTGTTAGCAGCAGCAGAGGTTAAGATACCATCTGCCATCTGACCTGTAACGTCTCTGAGTTCTAGTTTGTTTAGTGTAACATCAGCAGCTGTAACATTAAGCATCTTAGTAATAGCATCAACACCGCCTGTTAAGAGCAAGTTATGAAGCGTTACGTTAGCAGCAGATACTTTTAAGAACCCGCTAGCATGTGTAATGTTAATAGTTGGACGTAAAGACCCTACACCCATACCTAAAACTGCAACACCTGCAACATCGATATCGATAGAGGTAGCTGTAGAGATAGTTTCAGAGTGACCTGGCCCTAAGATTAAGATATCACCACGAGAAGCTACACATTTATCTAATGCAGCAGCAATCGTAGCCATTGGATGTAAAAAGTCACCAGAGTTTCCATCAGACCCTGCGACCTGCCCAGTCATTAAAACGCCTGAGTTATTAACGTGAATTACCCGTCCTGGGTGCATTTGGGTTATAGGTAAACCCCTAATAGTCACCCCGTTAAGGAAACCATTAGAAAAATTTGACATTGGCATACTTATTTATTCTCCTAAGTAACCGCAGTGCGGCCCTCCGCAAGGAGGGATACACTACTTAGTTCGATAATATATCGAGGACTATTCCCCATCCGAGCCGTAAATACCACGGTAGTCGTTCCAACCGAAGCTGTATCGTTCGCTCATAGCAAACTTAACGTTCATTGTGTCGAAATCTACCATGTCAGATACTTCAGGAGCACGTCTTGAATAGTGAACCAAGCCGTTAGAAGCATCTGTAAGTACGAACCACGCGTTAGTGTCTGTGAGGTAGTCAAGGACTGCCACACCTTCGCTGAACATACCAGTTAAAGTGTTTTTGTCGTTGTCTGCCGTACCAGCACGTAAGCTAGAGTTCAAAAGACGATCAGCTTCAAACTTAAGGTTGTTAGGAACGATAAGTTTCTTAGGATTTAAGAGTGCTCTTAGCCCTCTGTTGTCTTTCATAGCTCTAATATCTAACCAAGCTTGTTCGATTGAAGCCTCAGAAAGAGGAGCATCTACAGCCATACGGTTAGAAACGTTAGCACCATTAGCATCTACGTGGTTAGTAGCGCACAATACTTTACCGTCACCGCCAGTGTAACCTGTAGTGAAAGCTCTGTTAAGTACGTTAGCACCTACAACGTTCTTGTTTTGAGCAAAAGCTCGACCTAACATTTCAGAACGATGTGTAGCAACTTTATATACTTGACCATCTTCGATAGCATTACGCGTAATGATAATACCGCTAGCATATGTGTTATGCATGATACGGCTGGTATATAATTGGCTAGGAGCGTCGTAACTGATAGCCTCACCTTCAGGTAACTGAACAGGTAAGTCTAGACCAGCAAGAGCGACTTCTTCTTCAAAAGCCATTTTAGATGGGAGCTTATCCTTGAAGATCTCAGCCCATTGAGCAGGGATTTCATTGTAAGCTGCACCGAAATAAGCACGTACCGTCGGGAGTAGGTCCTTCGGAATAGTACCTGAATTAACAATAGACATATTTTAACTCCTATATCCTTAAGAAATACCGATGTTGAGGTTTTGTTGAGATTCGGTATGGTTGATGATCAACACTTCGAATACTGGGTTACCAGTGTAGTCGAGAGTTGCTCGTCTTGCAGGTCCTAGGATGAGAAGTTGGTTTGAAGCATCTGCTGCAGGCAAGTCAGATGTAGCATCTAACTGTACAGTAGATTTACCAGTAGCAGTATCAACACCAGCTCCGTACAGTACAGCGTTTAAGCCTACAGACGCAGCAGCAGTGATAGCAGCACTAGCTTGGATTTCAAAAACAACATCTGGATCATCGCAAACAGATACTACTACTTCGGTAGAAGCAGGTACGTAGTTTTTAGACAAATCAGACGCAATAGGTTCAATACCTACGATAACACCAGTTAAAGGTAAACCGTCACCGATAACAGATGCAGCAGCAGGTGTAACTTCGTGTAAAGTACCAATATCATAAGAAGACATTGCAGACTTTACGACAGCAGTGTTCATATCACCAGTTTTGAGTACAGGGGAACCAATACCGCAAGCATCTGAGTTAGATGAAGAAATGTAGTACTTCTTCACAGACCCGCTCATCGGTTTTCCACCTTGCATTCTAACTGGACGTAATCCGAAACCAGCCATATTTTATTTCCTCGTAATTAATAATTAAAGTGGGTTATATTCAACATCCTGAGTAAAGCTTGAATCTTTAAACCCAGGTTCTTGTTTTTTCTTGTGGCGCATTTCTAGTTCGTTAGCAGCTTGCGCTTTCTCTTTTTTAGCTTGTTCCCATAGCTCTAATGGGCATTCAACTAAAATGAGCTTGCTAGTGCCTTTTGTAACAACTAAGAAGTCACCTTCTCTCAAGTGCCCATCTGCGGCAGTACCATCGCCTATGTGCTGTAATAAGTTCTTGTATTCAGGGTCTAAAAGTGATACTGGAAGATAACCTAAAGATTTAACTCTAGCCATATCTTCGCCCTGATACTTTACAAACCTATGATGTCTATTCGCAGGTAAGACTCCTTCAGGGATATACAATAGCCCTTTTTGATAGTCCGTGCGTCTAGACCGTTTAGCTAATCTATCATCCTTCTTCTCAGGAGCTTTAGCTGTGGTAGACTTGTTTATATTGTTGTCCGTTGTCATATGTTTGTACCTCTATTAAATAGCGTTTAGCTGTTTTAACTCTTCGATATACTTGTTGATGCCTTCAGCTGGGTTCTCTTTGTAGCCTTTGACACCATATTTAGGATCTGTCATCTGTTTAACCACTTGCTTTTGGAAGTCAGACAGCTTATTCCACTCGGGGTGAGGAGCTTTAGCTGTAGGTTTCCCTGTGCCTTGGGTTCTAATTGCGCTTGAAACTGCTGTAGGACTTGGCGTTTCACGGTTATTGTTAGTCATATAATCCTTCCTCTTCTCCTGTACGCGCTTCTCCACGTAGGCGACAACCTCATCGATTGCAGCATTTGGGTTAGCTTTGGCGTAATAAGCGTCAGCAGCCTTAGCGATAGCTTGCAATTCAAACTCATTAGCTGTCTGAGGGTTATTAAACCAAGGATTAGAGTTTAGAAATCTTTGTACTTCAGGGTGGTCTAATGGGTTCTTAGGTTGCTCTGAGATAGGCTTTAAGTCTTGCAACTCTTGTGTAGCTCTATCATAAGCTTCGAAGTCCCCTCTCATCCTAGCAGCTTTCTGCTCAGCTTCGATTTCCTTTCTAGCCTTTTCATACATAAGCTTTTCCATATACTTAGTATGTTCCATGACCATCTCTGTAGTCTTACGTTGCTCGTCTAAGTCGTGCTTTAAGCTCTTAATTTGCTTTAAGAATGTACCTCGACCTAAATAAGTGTGCGCATCTACCCAATCGTCTTCAGGACCTGAATATTCTTCCTTAGGTCTCCAACCTTGTTCCATAGCTTTGACTTCTTCATCGCTATACTGTGGTTGTTCTAAGACCTCACCTGTAGGTTCTACACTGACTTCCGCCGACGGAGCGCTTTGTGTTTCATCTATAGGAGCAATATTACCGGCCATCTCTTCTAGTGACATATTTACCTCTACTCTTCGAATGATTTTGTTCTCAGTTAAACTTCGAACTCTATATCCATACCGTCTAGATCTCCCTCTTGAACAATAGCTCTACAGTGCTCATCGTAGATAAGCCTGATATTATTGTCTTTAGACGAAGGGATTCTATCCCCTGCATAAGCTATAAAGAACACCATATCGCCAACTTTTGGCTTTACAGTCCTGTCTCTAAAAGCTTCTTCCCCTAAAGAAATAACTTTCCCTACGTTCAATCCCATTTGTTCCCTATTTATCGTACTGTCATCTAAGATGATTCCACCTTTAGACTTCTTCGATAACTTTGGAACTTCCACTAACATGTGCGTACCCAGTGCTATAGGCATAATTAAACCTCTGTGCTTCTTACAAAAAGTTTATGTTCTTCCAGCAAACTCTCTAGCTCTTTACTGTCGAGTATTTGCTGTAACGTTCTTAGCGCTCCGCTATAGTGGTTAATTCTCCTATCAAGATACGGATCTTGAATATTGTCACTGTCTAGTAGTACCAGTTGTACTATGTCTTCTTTAGCTAGTCTGAGACCCTCTAAAACTGTCCTAGTGGCATAGTCGTTAAGCCACCTATGGAGAGTTTCACTATTCAGAGGTTCCAGATGTTTGCTGTTGTTGTTTTGCTGCATTGGCCGCTACCTTACTTTCTACTTCTTTAGCGTAACTGGTAGAGTCTACAACTTTAATCATGTTATCTACTCTAGCTTGGTATTGGTCTAATTGAGATCCAGCTTCGATAGCCTCAGCATCAGCGATAGACTTAATAGCCCCAGCTTCAGCTTTTAGACGTTCGATACGGACCCGTTCAGCTTCTAGTTGTAATTTACGTTCTTCTATTTGCGTCTTAGCGGCCTTATCTGCTAACTCGGACTGTACCTTAATAGCTTCAAGGTCGGGGCCTTGTTGAGGAGGTGCTAAGAATCTTTCTGGCTCAGTGAATCCTTGAGCTATCATCACTTCCTTGATTACTTCCTGCATATTGAACAGTGGTGCTGCAGTTACTGCCATATTCATCAAACCTTGAGCTTTAAGCGCTCTTTGTAGTTCAGTTGACGAGTTTTGGTCAGCTACAGGCACTATGTCAGCTGAGTAGTAGTCAAAGTCTGCTACCTGGTCGAAACCTTGAGCAAATACTTCAGCTAGTTCAGGTTCAGACAGATCTAACACGTTAGCGTAGTCCTGAGGGTCGATGTACTTAGCGTACAGCTTGTATATATGCCCTAATTCTTTCTTGAGCCCAGCGAATATACGTCTTTGGATAGCCAGATAGACTGTCATACCTTGTTGTATAGACTGAGCTAAGGTGTTAGGTGATGTATTTTGAGTCTCTACATTACCTGTCATGACCTCAGTAGTTGAGGTAAGTTCTCTAGTAGCGTTAATAATCATCCCTAACAGTTGAAACAGTACTGTAGACGGTTCTTTATAGTTAAGTGGGACAATTTCCTCAGAAATCTTTCTACCACCTGAAGCTTCGGCTGTTACCCATTCACCAGGTGCCATCTTCAAGTTTTCTTTACGGATTCTTAAGCCTTTACCTATAAAGCCACATTGAGTGTTAGCTAAGGTACCAGCATCTACTAATTGGTTCAAAATCGTGTTAGCTGCATCGTTTAGAGACAGTAATAACGTACCGAAACCGTTAGAGTAGAAAGATCCGTCTGGGTTAGGTAAGAAGTGGTAATCTGTGAAGTAATGTTTCTTATTAATCCTAACTACTT